CTCGGACCAAATGCTGTCCTTAGATTGTAGGTGCGTAATCAGACTGCTACAGACTTTGATTGTCTTACGCAAGTCCTCCGCGTAGTAGGAATCATACTCCGTAGAGCCAAAGAAGAAGCCACTAGCGGTAGGCATCGTCTCATGGCAGGCCTTGTAGTCTCCCGCCATGTAGGCATCATGAGCGAACATGCAATCCGCACGGAGTTCGTGGAGGTGATCAGCCGTTACAGAGTGCGGTTGGCAGTCATCTTTGCCATCCTGCACATGGTCCACGAACCACTGGTGAATGTGGTTTGCCTTGCGCCAGTCTGCGACGGCGTATTCTTTGGTAACGCACACCCAATCATTGGGGTCGCGATGCATGGTATCACCATCACCACCAAATCCCTTTACGCTACACTTGGAATGCTCTTTGAGCCTGAGGTACATGTCTAGTCCCATAGCGGTATTATACTCCTAGGATCGAATGGGGTCAATGAGGTAATAGATTTCGGGGATGCTAAGACCCCAGTTAAGGTTCTGCATGCTTATGCGAGAGTAGATCTCACCTTTCAGTTCCAACTCGCTCACGATGTCCCGCATACGGGCTACGTCCATCTTCGGGTCGAAGCGTTGGACGATGGCGAGTAGTTCTTGCTTGCTCTTCATGTTTTCAATTATACCTATTTTGTGGGGCTGTCAACTAGCTATCCCATCTTTTTTTAATTGACGTAAGTACCTGTCAGTAAAGGGGTTATGGCTCGCGGGGCGGCCCGACCCGCCATAAGTGCCTTATTTGAAGCGACTTACATAGTGCGAGACATTTTTGATCCAGTGACGGTTCAGTCCTTGCGGGTCATTCTCCGCGCCAACAGGACAATAACGACGCCCCAGAAACACAACAAAAGCGCCACGCTTACCGGCCTTGGTCCATCGATCATAGTTCTTTTGCACAGTAGCAGCACACCAGCCAGCCTGCGAACGATACGTAGGCTTCACACGCGGGTGAAGGATGCCATACTCACGACCCTTGCCACCATTTTCGGCATGACGGATAGCGGCCACGATAGGAGCAAGCTCCCTGCGCATCTCTGGCCTGATGTTGACACGTACGGCATCATCGAACATAGCTGCACACTGTGTGCCATCCTTAGCCACGATGGCTTGCCTGTAAGACTGTGAGATCGAGACCCCACAGAGGAAGAGGGATACCATCGTGGCTAGGACGCTTTTGGTCATGTGTTCCATTATACCTATTTATCGACACCGTCAACCCCTTTTCTTTAGCATGGTACCGGAAAATCTTACGGGACTCCTATGGAACGATGCGTCGCCTCCACCCCATACCTTGTGTCTCATAAATTTTAAAAGGGGACCCAAAAACCTTTAGGAGTCCCATAAAAAAGAATCATATACATTTAGGAGTCCCGTTGCATCGCCACTAAATCAAACTAGTATAGTCATCAATGTAGTCTAATGCCTCTTGCAAAGACACTGGGATTTTTTCGCCCGTAGCAAACTCCCAATCTTTTGATACTCTCTCGTATTCCCTGGGCGTGAACATATAAGCTATATTGCGAATAGCGATCAAATCGTATTCTTTCTCTTGAGGCCTTTTAGTCTTTGCAATAAAGCTGAGAGCTTTCCTCGCAACATCCTGACGAAGACTGTCCAGAATAAGCGTTTTGACTTGTTTTTCGGAGGGCATGTGCTTTTCTCGTATATCTTATCGAAGCGGTTGTCGTTCGACTTAAGACGATTAGCTATCTCAAGAAGGACTACAAAGCTGCAAGTTACGAAGGTCATTGTAACACAATCAACAATAATGCCAAACGTTTCCATTATTATATTGTACTGATTTATAAAATTTTTCGACTATATAATTTTGTGTTACTCAAACTAAAATTTGGTATCAGACCCGTCACTAACTGCGCTGGTGGCTGTTGACGACCTTCACTTACCCTGCATCAAAGGGAAGAATTTAAGGTAGATCAACCAAGTGGTAGCGGATCCGAAACAGCCCGAGAAAAGGGCGTGTAGGAACATATTACCCTCTGCCTTTGAGAACGGGTTCCAGTATAGCATACCCCAAAATACACCTGCCCAGAACGCTGTACAGAGCATGCAGTTAACGAGTTTACCTAGAGGAGGCACCCAAGCTGATATCAGCTTTCTAACCGGCTCCATAATTGCCGAGCTTACAATGATAGTGGTCATTCCATAGACCGCTAAAACCCAAATCAAAACGCTTACTAAGTAATCCATTATGGTAATCCGTGTGTTTTATCAACTGGTAATCTGGCGTGAGGGATTGTGCTCGCATGATAACTCATAAATTTTTCTCTCGCAGCAAACCACCCATCTCTCATTATACCAGGAGATTCATGTAATGCAATAATAGGCACTGTGTAATTCGAGAAACCTTGTAAATATGCATTATATGTAAGATGAATATCGTAAAAATCCCAACCTGTTTTTAGGTAGTCTGGCTGCTCCAATCCAACTTTCTTTATAGTTGCATATGTAGCTGCTAATAAACAACCATCAAGGACAACCACTTGACCGCTCTTACCGAAGTAATTAGGTGTCATGGTTTCATGATTTGAGCCTTGAAACACGAAACCTCTGGCGCCTCCCGTATTCCTTGCATTCCACCAACCACCTTCATTGGGTATGTGGCAAGAACCAGCTAAACCAACAAATCCCACTCCCGGTTTTCGGGCTATTCTAAGGTTTTTAATTAATTCATCCGGCATAGAGAGTATCTCTATGTCATCATGACACAGCACTATAATATCTCCATCTTCTAATGGAGATTGTTTAAAGAATTTAATATTCTCTTTATGTCCTTCATAAATAGAGTTAGCATCGTAAGAAACATGAACAGATAGAGCTTCATTACCCTTACAGTAATTAATGAGCTTGTTTAATGATTCAGGTTTCTTACCTGATCGACTGCAAACAGAAAAGAATATCATGAATAATAATAGCGAAGATCTTGAGAAAATTGCACAAGAATTCAAAAAATGTTCTCGTGATTGCGAATATTTTACAAACCACTACATCAAAGTTGTGCATCCAATGAGAGGTTTGGTTAACTTTAAACTATATCCCTTCCAGGCTCGCATTTTGGATGAGTTTCAAGATTACAGACTAACCATTCTGCGTAAGTTTAGACAAGCAGGATGCACAACTTTGATGGCTGCTTACGCTTTGCACTTTTGTATTTTTGGTACAAATAAAAGAGTTGCTGTTTTGTCGAAGGGTGATGCTGAAGCCAAAGAAGTTATTTCTCGTATTAAAATAATGTATGAAGAACTTCCCTTTTGGATGAAGCCTAAAACAACAAGAGATAACGATCACACACTTTCTTTTGAAAATGGATCTTCTATCCAGTCCAAGGCTTCAGGAAAACAGTCAGGAAGGTCCATATCAGCCTCTCTGTTGATCTTAGATGAAGCAGCCTTCATTGAGCACATTGATACTATTTGGGCCGCTGTAGGGCCAACTACGTCCACTGGAGGGCGTGTTGTGTGCTTGTCCACAGTAAACGGTATCGGTAATTGGTTTCATAAGATGTACACTCAAGCGACTGAAGGTGACAATGGATTTCATCCAATTGATATTAAATGGCAAGAACACCCAGAGTATAAGCGTCAGAAAGGCTTTGATTGGTTATATGAACAGATGGAAACATGTAACCCTCCAATAAATGTAGACAAATGGGAAGAGCAAACTCGAAGAAAGCACAGCTACAAAGAATGGCTGCAAGAATACGAGGCAAGTTTTCTAGGGACTGGTGAGACATATATTGAAGGTGAAATTCTTAGAAACTTAAAAGAAAATTGCAGTCAAGATTACTGGATCAAATACAACAATAGGATGAGAGTTTGGGAAGACCCACAACCAAATCATGAATATGTTCTCGCTGCTGATCCATCGATAGGTCGTGAGAGGGACTATTCAGCATTTCATATTATTGACATCTATAATGGTAAACAAGTGGCTGAATTTTATTCAAACAAAACACCCATCAATGAGTTTGCAAAGATTATAGCAGATGAGGGAAGACTTTACAATACTGCTTTTGTTTGTCCTGAGAGAAATGGTATAGGCAACAACTTAATTTATTTCCTTCAGGATGAGTTGGAATATGAAAATCTAGTAATGGATGGCAAAAGAGAGATCGGAATTATGATCACTCAAAAGAATAAAGAAAATATGTTGGCTGACTTGGAGCACAATATAAGATCTGGTAAAGTTTTAATTAACTCCGATCGGCTGGTCAACGAGCTTTTAACATTCATTATTGACTCAGATACCGGTAGAATCAAGCCAGACACAAACTGTCATGACGACTTAATAATGTCTTTTGCCGCTGCCATCAATACTTTTAATAACTTAAGAGGGAATGCCTTCATAGAAAAGGCGGAAGATAAAACTTATATCCCTGCGGGCATACGTAACGCTTATACATATAAGATGAAGACATCTAACGATGCACTAACCGAAGAGAATATTGAATGGCTTCTAAGAAAATAAGAGAAGGTGGCGAAGGTTACACTCAATTTGCTGATCCCCAAAAGCCATACAACCAACCTTATGGCTTGCTAGGCAGATTTTTTAAAAAATTCTTTGCAAGAGAAGTTGAGGATCATAAAGACAGTCAATATGTAGATCCCATAACTCGAAGGTCGGTTGATGCACCGAAGCCCTTGGCTGGTGATACGCTTCAGTCGAAAGAAGTTATTAAGATCCCACCCGCAGAATTTGGTCATAAAAAAACTTACTACCCTATTCTGCCTCAAGTCGAGTTTGACAGGAAAAAAAGATATAAAGAATATGAGGACATGGATGGTTATCCTGAAATATCGTCAGCTTTTGACATTTACAGCGATGACTGCACTCAGGAGAATATTGATGGTACGCCTTGGAATGTTGTCACTGATGACGAGATGACCAAGCAGGAAGTTGAAAGTATGTTTGAACAAACAAACATGACTCGATATCTTTGGGACATATCCAGAAATGTTGTTAAGTATGGTGATATCTTTCTTGAAACAATAGTGGATCTCAACAACGTAAAGAGAGGTATTCAACGTATTAAGATTCTTAATCCCAATTACATTTTCAGAGTTGAGGATGAGTTTGGATATCTCAAGCAGTTTCTACAAGAGATTCCACAAAAAAATGACTACACAACTTACGGGTCAATTGGCCCTCAGTTAGATGACGCTAAGATGATTAATCTGGACCCTGGTCAGATTATCCACTTTAGATTGCATACCTCGGATCCAACTCACTACCCCTACGGTAAGTCAGTAGCTGCGGCTGCTCGGGTTACGTATAAGAGTCTTAAGATGATGGAGGATGCGATGCTCATCTATCGCTTGGTTAGAGCGCCTGAGCGTCGTATATTCTACATTGACACTGGGTCGCTGCCTGCTTCTAAGGCTGAAATGCACATTAAGAAGCAGATGGATAAGTTTAAGAAACGTAAGAGTTACAACGCGCAAACAGGTAATATTGAAGAAAACTTTAACGCCTTAGCTGCCGATGAAGACTTTTACATTGCAGTTAATGGTAAGGGGACAGGCACAAAGATCGACACTCTCCCAGGTGCTGAGAATCTTGGAGAGGTGGATGACGTTAAATACTTTAGGGATAAACTACTTGCTGCACTAAAGATTCCAAAAGATTACATTGTCGAGAAAGATCAGTCTCCTGAGCGCAAGGCCAACTTGTCTCAACTTGACGTTAAGTTTGCTCGTGTTATCACCAGAATTCAAAAGTCTATAGAGTTAGGTTTGGAGACAATAGCTAAAAGACATTTAATGCTCAAGGGTTTTCCAACGAGCTTGATAACCAAACTTAAAATTAAACTTCCTGCCCCCTCAGACATGGCACTCAAGAGAATGCTTGATACTGATGAACAGAAAGCGCGAGTGGTTCAGGCTGTTAAAGGTTTGGGCATTTTCCCGATTGAGAAGATTTACAAAGATTACTATCAAATGTCGGATAGTGAAATTGAACAAACTAAAAAAGGTCTAGAACAAGATCAAAAGGATCCCGCTCTTAGTCAGGCCATGGCTGGCGGATTACCCCCTCCAGGAGGGGTTCCTCCTGGTGAGCCTATTGAGTCGGCTGAGAATGTTCCTCCCACTGCGGCGGAATCACTCGACTATGATTATATGAAATCATTGGCTATCGAGTCAGATTGTGATGATGAACTAATTCAACTGCTTGAGGCTATGCGTCAGAAAGATCATTTTAATAAAGCAACGTCTAAAGACGGCTCTAAATAATTTTGTAACAAGTGTATTTAATATGTTAACAAATCTGATTGAAAATCGTGGAAAAGAATTCAGCAACCTTATCAAAATTGGTGATTATCTGGCTCGTACTTTGAGAGAGAACGTTGAGTTATTCTCTGCTGAAGATGGTGTTGCAACCTACTTGACTGAGAATGGTTCAGTGATTAGTGGTAAATACGCCTTCAAACCAAATCTGAAACTTTCCAAGATTGTTGTCGAAAACGCAGAAGTCCTTGAAAACAAGAAAGCATTTGAAGAGGCTACTGATAAGAAAGTAATGAAAGTTCTTTCTAATCTTCTTGAGGATGATTATCAATCGGCTGAAGGCTCCTTTGACAAGATTCTCTCCATGTATGAAACTAAGCTAACGTACAAGAGAATCAAGGATAGGCTGGAGGAAAAGACTGCGAGATTTGGAGAATCAACTAAAATTGTGTCATCTAAAGAGTTCAGTCGAGTTAACGAAATTAAAGATCAATTGGTTGAATTCCTTAAGGAGAACGAAGATCTACTTCAATCCACGGGTATGAAGACAGGTATGAAACTTGTTAATCTTGTCTCTACCAGCTTTGATCTTCCAAAGAAAACAGTGGATCAGCTTCAGGAAGAATCAGAGATTCAAGTTAATTTTGTTGGAAAAACAAATTTATATGAGCATCTTTGCAGAAAGGAGCTTATTCAAAAAGAACTTCTAGAGGCCAAGAGAAACTTTGATAACATTTGGGTTGATAGTGCTAGCGTTCAAGATCTAGCCTCAATGATCTTTGAAAGTGACAATGACTCCGTTAGGCATCAGGTTGCTCAAGTAGTATCAGATGCTCCTTACCTTGCATTGGCTACCAAGAAACAAATCACAGGACTCATCGGTAATTGTTTATCAATAAATGAAGTTAAGGTTTCTCAAAAAGATATTAACAAATTTGCTACTAAGATCCATGAGATGAAGAAACCCATCAAGCAGTATGTCCTTGATGTTCTAAACGAGAAGTATGGTATTGATGTTCGCAAATTGGATGAAGTTCCGACCTTCAGAACTTTGACCATGACTGAGGGTGAGATCATTTCTCAAATAGCAAAGCATGCCCCTGGTGATTCGATCATTCAAAAAACCTTACTAGAATTTGTTAATAGCTTACAAACTAAAAACGGTGCTGAGGCGATTGATTTAGCTGTTTTCCTTGAGGAGGTATTCGGAGATGCTGGTCACGGTGAATCTCTTAATGAAGCTAGCTTAATGGATTACATGGATTTCACTAAAGTCGCTGACGACCTCGGCAAGATTGGACAAGTTTTGAAGATGCTAGTCCCAGCGGTCGAAAACGCTGCTGAAGAGTTGAAAGATGAAGCTGAAGAGGAGGCCACTGGGGGAGAAGAGGAAATGGATACTAAGGACCCCTTAGGCACCCCCGATGAACTAGACAGCAACTCAGAGGTTCCTACAAATGATGCTGATAAAGATGCTGAAGAGGCTGCCGAAAAAGTAAAATCTGAAGTGAAGGATGAGGAAGAGAAGGCATCTGAAGATATGCCAAAAGAGGAGGATCAGGATGACGAAGAAGAAGAGGAAGAAAAAATGGATCAAGACGATCTTACTTCACTTCTCTCTAAGTTAGAAGATCTTTTAGATGATATTAAGCCTGATTCAGACGAAGATAAGAAGGAAGATCCTGAGCAGTACAAAACATAAAGGAGGCGTGAATGGGCTTTAATAAAATACCACTTGCCCTGAAATTTGATGACGCCACTGGTAATTCAACAGGGTTAAAAGAGTTTACTCTTAATCTATCCGACGTTGGTGATGTTTGCACGACAGCACCCACTGAGGGTCAACTTTTGGGTTACGATGGTGATAGATGGTGTGTTACATCTATTACTACCGGAGGTGGCGGTGGTGGTGGAGCCTCAGTAACAGGAGTTCCTACGGGTAACATTGGTCAAATAGTTACTTATGCTTCACTTAATACTCCTCAGGCACTTAGTCCAACTGCAACGCCTTTGAGTCTGGCAACTACCGGAATTGTTGAAACTCAAATTCAAGACAGCTTGGTAGTATATGCTACAACCGCACTAGTGAGCACTACATCGGGAGAACTCGTTCCGAGAACTGGGCCGGTCAATGTAGTTGGTCCTATCACTTTTACCACTAATGAGCCTCAATTTCCCGTAGGGTTAAACGTTACCGGCCCAGCAGTATTTACCGGGGTAGCCTCCTTTACACAAAAACCTACGGTTGCTGGCAATGACATTGTAATTAACTCAGACCTCGCTGCTTATGCCACGAATGCTAACCTAACGACTACTGGTGCAGCATTAATCACCACACAAGCTGCTTTAGCCGCTACTGGTGCAGCATTAGTCACCACACAAAATTCTTTAGCAACCACAGGTGCGCTGCTAGCCACTGCCCTTCAAAAGCCTTCCACGGGTAATAATGGGGAAATTCTACTTTATACCACGCCCAATAATACGGCTACCACCTCAGTTACAGACTTCATAGCAGATCAAGATCTTGTTGTT